GTTTTTGCTGGTGGTGGCGGTGGTGGATTATTTGCTAATACTGCACCTGGAGCAGGAGCTGCAGGACCAGGTGGTGGAGGTGGCCCAGGTTTTTATAATAACGCAGCATCTGGTGGTGGAAATGGAACTACCAATACTGGTGGAGGTGGTGCAGGTGCGTCACCAACAGGAGCAGGTGGTTCAGGAGTAGTTATCGTAAAAGAAATAGATAAAGCAAGTGGTGTATGGAATTTAAGAAGTCAATTTAGTAAACTTAAACAAGGAATATGGCCTAAATTAACACTATCATATGATTTAGATTATCTAGTTGTTGCTGGTGGTGGATCAGGATCTTCAGGCGGTGGAGGTGCTGGAGGTTATAGAGCTTCTGGATATGGTCCTAGTCCTTTACGAGGTTCAGCATTAAGTTTTTCAGGTCAAGTATCAGGCGCAACATTTCCTGTCACAATCGGAGCAGGTGCAGCTGCAGGAGCAAATTCTGGTAATGACTCAACTTTTTCACCAGCTGTAAATACAATTACATCAGCTGGAGGTGGTCAAGGATCACCAGCTGACGGTACTGGAAAAAATGGTGGATCAGGTGGTGGTGGAAGAGTATATCCTCCTGAGGGTGCTGTTGTTGCAGCTGGGGCAGGTAATACTCCACCAACAGATCCCCCTCAAGGTAATTCAGGAGGAACAATTACTGTTCCGTTTACTATTGGACCACAAGGTGGTGCTACTATCGCTTTTGCAGGTGGTGGTGGTGCGACTGCAGCTGGTGCTAATGTTACCTTAGCAACTAATTTTACAGCTGCTTCTGGAAGTTTCAATGGTGGTGCTGGTGCTCCAAATACAATTTTAGGACCTGACACATCATATGCTGGAGGTGGTGGTGGATTTTCACAACTAGGTGCTTCATTTGTAGCTGGAGGTGCTGGTGGTGCAGGCGGTGGAGGAACAACAACTGCTAATGGAACCGATTGTGGTGGTGCTGCTGGAACTGCAAATACTGGTGGTGGGGCTGGAGGTAATTATTCCTGTGGTGGTTTTGCAGGTGGTTCAGGTATTGTTGTTATAAGAGGACCTAGTGCTAGAACTTTTGCCGTTTCTCCTTGCACTAATCAAATTTCTACTCACCCAGGCGGTGATAAAATAGCTAAATTTACAGTTAGTGGAGTGTTGACAGTTACCTAACGCTTTACAAAGTATTATAAATATGTTATAATACAAATAGATTATAAAAGAAAGTGATCTTAAATGAACTTAACAAATTATTATTGGTACTTTAAATCAGCAATTCCCGAAAGAATATGTGACGATATTGCTCGTTACGGTAAACAGTTACAAGATCAAATGGCTGTAACTGGTGGATATGGCAATCAAAAATTAAATCAAAAACAAGTTAAAGATTTAAAAAAGAAAAGAAACTCAGACATTGTTTGGATGAGCGATAGATGGGTGTACAAGGAAATACAACCATATATTCATTCAGCAAATGCAAATGCAGGTTGGAATTTTCAATGGGATTATTCTGAGTCTTGTCAATTTACAAAATATACTAAAGGTCAGTTTTATGATTGGCATTGTGATGGTTGGGATCAACCATATCAAAGAGAACAAGGTGATCCAACACATGGTAAAATAAGAAAACTATCTGTAACAGTTACATTATCAGACCCAAAAGAATATAGTGGTGGTGAGTTAGAATTTGATCTAAGAAATTTAGATCCAGATAAAAAAAGAAATGTAATGAAGTGTAAAGAAATATTACCTAAAGGTTCTTTGGTTGTGTTTCCGTCTTTTGTTTGGCATAGAATATGTCCAGTAAAAAGAGGTGAGAGAAAAAGTTTAGTCATCTGGAACTTAGGATGGCCGTTTAGATAGGAGTATTGTGAAAAAGAAAATGAAGAATATAAAAAAGAAGAAGACAAAAGTTAAGAAAGATAAATTAACTTTTCCTAAACAGTTGGTAAGAGAAGAATTATTTAAGTGTCCAATATGGACTGCAAAAGAACCTGCGTTTGTTGATGAATTAAACAAAGCCTCTGATTCATATATTGAAGCAGCAAAGAAAAATTTAAAAAAAGATATAGATAAGAGAAATAAGAAATATGGTGATAAGGGTGATATGGGTCATGTATTTCACTCAACAACCCTAATAGGCGATCCTAATTTTAAAGAATTACAAGAATATATAGGTGCAACATCATATAATCTTTTAGAAGAAATGGGTTATGATATTAGTAATTATACTATCTTTACAACAGAAATGTGGGTGCAAGAGTTTGCTAAAAAGGGTGGCGGACATCACACATTACATACACACTGGAATGGTCACATATCAGGCTTCTATTTTCTGAAGGCAAGTGAGAGAACATCACTACCTCTATTTGAGGACCCTAGACCAGGTAATCTTATGAATGGTCTACCAGAGTTAGATAAATCTAATGTGACATATGCAAGCACTCAAATAAATTATCAGGTAGAACCAGGAACAATGATATTCTTTCCCTCATATATGCCACATCAATACATTGTGGATATGGGTTATGAACCGTTTAGATTCATACATTGGAACTGTCAAGCGATACCGAAGGCGGTGTTAAATGCCTAAAGTAAATAAAGATGTCAAGAAGGCATTTATTCAAACTATACTAGGTCATTTTTCTCCCAAAGAGAAACCTGATTTTATTAAGAATTTAATTAAAAACAAAATGAACTTAAAAGGAAAAAATGTTGTGAAGTTGAAAGGAAAAAATGTCATTCAAAAAAAATAAATACACCGTATTAAAAAATGCTGTGTCTAAAGAAGTAGCCGATATGGCATACTCTTACTTTTTAAATAAAAGAAAAGTCGCAAGAGTTTTATTTGATGAGAGATATATATCACCATTCACAGAATATTATGGTGTGTGGAATGATGAACAGGTGCCAAATACTTATTCTCACTATGGCGATATATTAATGGAAACATTATTAGAAAAAGTTAAACCTGCTATGGAGAAACACACAGGTCTAAAACTCTCTGAGACATATTCTTATGCAAGAATCTATAAAAAGGGTGATGTTCTTGCTAGACACAAAGATAGATACTCATGTGAGATATCTACAACACTAAATCTAGGTGGTGACCCATGGCCAATATATCTAGACCCGACAGGTAAGACAGGTCAGGCAGGTATCAAAGTAGATTTAAAACCAGGTGACATGTTGATATATTCTGGTTGTGATTTAGAACATTGGCGAGATGAATTTAAAGGTAAAGATTGTGGTCAGGTATTCTTACACTACAATAAAAAAGGTTCTAAAATGGCAAAAGAAAATGAATTTGACAAGAGACCTTTCGTAGGTTTACCTGGGTGGTTTAAAAATGCTAAACTTCAAAAATAATATAGAAGACTATATCATAGTACAAAACACAATACCTAAAAATATATGTAAAGAAATTGTTGATGAATGTAATACTAGAAAATGGATAAAACATCAATGGAATAATTACACCACAGGCACAAATACATCTTACAAGACGAAAGAATTAGATGTGATGTCTTCCACATTGAGTCAACAAAATAAACTTAAACTACCGATCGCAAAAGCACTAGACGAATATCAAAGACTATGCTCTTGGGAGGGTGAAAAAACAGGCAGTCAATGGCTGAGTAGTTATTCTACAATTCGTTTCAACAGATATCAGGTAGGCACAATGATGAGAAAGCATTACGATCATATACATAGTATATTTGATGGTAAAAAAAGAGGTGTGCCATTGGTCTCAATGGTCGGTAATCTAAATGAAGAATATGAAGGATCAGAATTTACTTGTAGAGATACTACAATCAAACTAAAAACAGGAGACATACTTATGTTTCCATCTAATTTCATGTATCCACATGAGGTGAAGGAATGTACAAAAGGCACTAGATACTCATTTGTCAGTTGGGCGTTTTAAATATATTATAAATATAAGAAAACGATTAACGGGATTTGACTAATGGCAATAATACAGAATATCACAATAGATCAAGATTGTGATTATACAGAGACATTAACCATCAAAGATTCCACAGGAACTGTCGTAGATTTAACAAACGAGACGATAACATCTACTCTTAGAAAAACTTACTCGTCTTCTACAAAACATGATTTCACTACTGCTAAAGTAAGTGCAACAGACGGTACCTGTTCTATTACTATGACCGATGCTGTGACAGCGACTCTTGACGAAGGTAGATATGTTTGGGATTTAACAACAACAGACTCATCTGGTCTGATAACTAGAAGAATTGAAGGAAGAGCAACAGTCACACCAAGCGTGACTAGATCGTAGTATGTCTATAAAACTTTCACAGGTAGAGGGCGACTTAGAGATAGATGTAGATATCGAGAAAAAGATAACTCAACTACAAGAAGCAAAATTGGCTGGCGAAATAGAAAGACCAGAACAACTGTCTATCGATCCTGAGAAACAACTTACAGAATGGCATCTTGAAAAGGGTCTAAAAACTTTTCTTGCAAATGTGGAGTTTGAAAAAGAAGATTTAAGTAAGAAGATAGAGCAAGAAGACGCAAAGATAAAAGCTTTAGAAGAAATGTTTGGTGGTTTAGTCAATAAACCTAAAACAGATGAAGAAATAGAATTAGAAAATACTGAGGTCATCTCTGAGGAATCTTTTAATGAACTATCAGAGGAAGAAAAAAAACAAAGAGAAAAAATTAGACTAAAAGCTTTAGGTGAATTATTTGAAAAGAAAGTAATAGAAGAAAAGATAGAAGAAGAAAAAGAAAAACAAAAGAGATTAGAAGAAGAAAGAAAACAACAACTATTAGTTGACTCTGGTTTAGAAAAACCAAAAATTAAAATAGACGATAAGACACTAGAGGCACAAAAATTAGTAGAAGAAAAGTATGGACAAGCGGGTGCAAAAGCACTACAAGGTTTGATGAACGCTTCTGCTAAAGAGATTGAGGCAGATCCACTCATAGTAGATAAGGTTCTAAACCATATCTCAGAGATGAAAGTTGCCAATGAGTTAGAAAAAGACAAGATGAAGTCTTTGAAATCTATCGATACACTAGAGAAACTAACTAAAGAATTTTTAAACTTTAAAAATTTAACATCTATTCAACTATCAACTGCTGGTGGTGGATTAGATACAAATAAAATATCTGCTGACCTGTTGCCTACAACAGCAGGTGCATTTGATTTAGGTTCTGCTGCTAGACCATGGCGTAAGTTATTTTTAACTGGCGGTACACTAATCATAGGTGATACCGAAATATCTAGTAGTGAAATCGCACAGTTAGATGGTGTCACAGCAGGACAAGCAACAGCCAGTAAGGCTGTTATTCTTGATTCTGAAAGTGCTATATCAGGATTAGGAACGGTAGGTGTCAACGCATTATCATTAGGCGGAACAACTATCACCGCTACCGCAGCTGAGTTAAACATCATGGACGGTGTGACTGCTACAGCAAGCGAGTTAAATATCATGGACGGCGTCACGGCAACAACATCTGAATTAAATATCATGGATGGCGTCACGGCAACAACTACTGAATTAAATCATGTTGATGGTGTGACTGGTAATATACAGACAGCATTAGATAGTAAGGCAACAAAAGCCTTTGCGATTGCACAAGCAGTAGCATTAGGATAAATAAATAGTATTATAGGAAAAAATTATGGCTAGACCAAACACG